ACCAAGCTCAACGACAGTGCCGGGTACGAGGTTATAGAAGAGTAAAATAAAACAACAAGCAAGATTTAAAATGTTTTACAATTTCCCTGGTGCGCCAGGTAATACCGGATATCAAGCACAGGCAAATCCAAACCCACTAACTGACCCACGTAATAAAATTCCGGGCGCATTTCCAAAGTCGTTTCCAATGCTCCCAGGGGAAGATCCCGACGCAATTAGGGGTGTTTATGGTACTCCTGGGCAAGGACAACCCCAACAAAGGCTTCCTTTAGCACAAGGGTTTGCCGGAGCCGTTGGTAATATGGCGGGAATGGAAGGAGCTCAACTTGCAGGTGGATTTAATTTGCTAAACCCAATGTCTTGGTTTGGCCAAGCTCAAGAAGCTGTTGATAATTCTAAAAAAGGAATTAAACAAGGCCCAAATAATGCACCAATAAATACGATTCTTAATCGTCGCGCAGCTGAAGTAGAAGCATTGAAACAGCAAGGCCTTTATTGAACAATATCTAACTTATACAAATGAAGAAAAAACAACTAGTCAAAGAAGCGTTAAAACATCCTGAGTTGTTTACTCAGGGTGAATTGCTTTACTTTGACCGCTGGTTGTGGCACAAGAAACAATTAAAAGCTGCTAAGATCAATAAAGATAAAGGGGACAATAGTTAATGGCGGTCGATGCTAAGACACGATTAAGGGAAATTATTGACTCGTATCTTGAAAAAGATGGTGGGTCTGCAATTGATACTGGCATCGTGGCATCGCACCTGGCACAGATGCGGTTATTTGGTATCCGCCAAGGTGTTGAATTTTTCCCGGGGCAAGATAACTTTGGAAACCAGCGCAAAGATTTTGTTGATCGTGTAGTTAAATATAACCAACTTGATACGCGCCTCGATTCAATCTGGGATTACCTCTTGGCTGATGGCCAAGGTCTTTTTTATATTCGACCGACAGAAGCCAACTACCGTTTGTACTTCTTCCGTAAACATGAGTATCGCACATACTACAACGTAGACGGAGAACTGGACGAAGTTGTAATCATCTATAGCTATAAGGTGCGTCGTGGTTTTGGCTTTGATCAAGACATCCAAACAGGGAGCTTAACAGGGCCTGCCTCCATGGGGCAAGGTGCCAAGCGTTACATCAGGCTTTCAATCAAACATAAGACAATTGAAGAGACTCACTCAGAAGGTGAGATTTCATTTGAACAACCCAACTACGCTGTATCCGGTAAAACAAAAACGTTTAAAAATACGCTTGGTTTTATTCCTTGCGTAGAAATCCTTAATAATCCCAAGGGATTTTCTAACGAAGGTGTTGGGGAATTTGAGGCATTTGCTAATCACATTTGTACGCATGATGAAATGGTTCGCACCATGCGTAAGAATATTCAATTCTTTGGTAATCCAACTCTTCTCTCCTCCAGGCCAAAAACTGACCTAATGGAATCCGGTGGTGATTCCGTTGTACAACGTCCATCTATTGCAGCAAACTCTGGGTTTAATAGTCCCAATGGTTTAAGTCGTTCTACATTTAAATCAGATCCTGTTAGCCGTGGTGTTGATGGCCAAATTCGTGTGCCACGCGTTATTGCAAACCTGGAGCCAAACGATAGAGTTGGCTATATTGTCCCAGATGCTATCACTGGTGACCAGAATTCATTCTCTCGTCAATATCGAGAAGAAATTAGAACTGCTCTTGGTGGTGTAGATGAACTATCAATTTCTGCTGGCGTAACTGCAACAGAATACAAATCATTGTTTGGACGTGTATCTGCAACATCAAAGAAGAAAGCAACTGCAATTTATACATACGGTATTTGCCGTTGCTTTGAATTAATTATTTACCAAGAGGAACGCCTGTTCCGTGAAACACTTGCTGCTACTGCAGGCATTGAAAAGCCCCTGGAGCTACCAGAGACTGCTACTCCTGAAGAAGCAAATATGTATGAAGATGCGCGTAGTGCATTTGAAGAGCAAGTTAAAAGTTTAATGATGGCATGCCTCAAGTCACAACAGATTCCACCTGGTGTGCTTGGACTGATTCCTGATGGCGACGTAACAATGTTATGGCGTTGGATGGGACCTGTGTATGAAGACTCCACGCAGGATACACTTAACAATTCTATTGTGGTTAGGAACCTCCAGGAGTTAGGTGTTGATAGCATTGAAGCACTGAAATATCTTTTCCCATCTAAAACAGATGAAGAAAGGGCCGGGATGCTTTCGGGTTTCCCGTTCAGGATGGTTGGAGAATTGCAGAGTGCATACAAAGCGTTCGCTGGCCTAGTGGGGGGCATGATGCAGACCCCTCACCCGCAATCACCGGATTTACCGATGGCTGCGGATCCGAGATTGGATTTAACTCCATATCTGTATCGAACTTTAGAAGCTCTACAAAAGGAGATGAGTTATGCAGGACGCTATCGTCCAATCGATCCCACAGACGAGCCAAGCACCAGCAGCCGTCGCCCCGAGCAGCTACGTGGTGGCAGCACCGCAAGCAGCCCAGGCCAGCTACCAGGTGGCTCCAGTGGGGTATCAAGTGGGTATGAGCTACCCCCAAGCGGTACCTCAGGCAGCCCCCAGCTACCAATCAGCCCCTACTCAGTACGCCCCCCAATACCAACAGGCGGACTCGGCGGGGAATCCATGGGAGTCGGCGTTCAACAAAGTAGTGAACCTACTGAGCGCTCCAGTCCAATCCCCGTTCCAGGGTCAACAGTCAGCGCCGACACCGACAGCGTATACCCCGGCCAACTACGGTCAGGGCAGCTACCAAGCTACGCAACAATCGGTAGCGCCGACCTCGTATCTCAACCAGGGTTACTCGCCCAACTCTTCCCCAACCTACTTGACGGGCTCCTCGGCGGAGCAAGCTCACGCGGAAGTAAACAACGCGGTAGCGGACTACTACAGCCTAAGCAACGAGAGCCGTCAGGTAATCAACGCGTTCGGGATGGAAGCTCCAGCGGTGCTAAACCAGTACTCCCTCCAACTAGAGGCAATGCTGGACAGCGCAGTGGCGTGGGGAAACCGGGCCGCAAATAACATCCAAGGTTATGCCGAGTTTGCTGTAAACGAGCACCAGGAGAACCTGGCATATAACGAGATTCTGACCAACCCCGATGTTCTCAGCGATTACACGCTGCGTTTCTTCGGTCCTGAAGGTCCGTATCCTGTGTATGAAAACGAAGCTCAACTTGAGACCCGTGGTTATCCCACGCAACAAGTGCAAGCAGCTTATGGCAATTTCCCTGCACCTCCTGCTGCCGCTGGTATGCAACAGCCCGAGAATTTCTGGGGCGGTTTCAACGAGACGATGGCACGTGACCCCCAAAATGCTTGGCGCATGCTGAATCAAGCTGCTCCTCAAGTTGTTGCAGGTAAACTGTTTGTGATGGAGTGAGGTCATGAATCTCGCTGGTAAGTACGCTAACTCCTTCTTTAAAAATCCAGCAGCTTCTGCAGTGGCTGGCGGCCTTGGTGCCGCTGGCCTTGCTACGCTAGGCAACGTTACGAGTGGCGAAGCCAATCAAGAGGCTTCTGGAAGGATGGGCCTTGAGGCATTAGGGGCTGGTGCATTAGGAGCCGTTGTGGGTTCCCAAATTCCCGGTCTTCGGGGCAGGGCTGTTGCAGGCATGCGAAACCTTGGCAATATCTCCTTAAAAAACCCAGGAGCAGCCGCTCGCAAAGCCACGATGTCTGAAGGTGACATTCGAACCTCTGAGTTTGTTCGAGACATGCTGAACAAGGCTGTTGACGAAGGAGCAGATCCCATGGAAGTGCTCCAACAATTTAGAGGTTCCCTTCGCGGTGGTCAAGCGTTCATCAACACGGCGGGAATCCCACTAGGGTTAACTGCTGCTGGAGCACTTGGAGGCATGGTTGGCGGCGGTGTTGCTAACACTGGCGGCATGGTCGGTATTCCCGGCCTACAACAAGTAGCCATGAATCCTGAGGAACCTGGCTCCAGTAATATGGCTGGTGCGCGTAATATGCGCACCACTATGCAATACGTTTAAGCATAATAAATTACCCACTGCTAAAATTTGTGATAGATAAGACATGTAAATGTCTAAATCTTTCCCCCGATAAATTTCTGCGATCCTGGAGGATAGAGCAAAGTGTTTCTTGATAACGATTTTCCGAAGATTCTTGGTGCGGAACTTTACCGTCCTCACCCTGCCTACATTGCTGAGATGGCTGTAGAGCCCGTGGTCGTCCACGACTTTACTCGCCAACCTGGTCAAACCGTTCAGCTAGACCGCTACAAGTTCTGGGGTTCCCCTGGTACTAAGGACGCCCGCGAGCGTATTGCCGACCAAACCATTGGTACTGCCAATAGCCGTAACATCACCAAGGAGAAAGTCCTGGTGGTGCTTAAGGAATACACCGGTCCTGCTGACCCCGGCGATCCTACCCAGCCTTCGACTTTTAAGATTGCCCGCGAGACCCTGATCACTGCCCAGCGCATGTTGCTGGACTCAGGTAACCTCAACATGTTCCACCAGTCAATCGGTAGCCTCACGCTGCTTGATGACTATCGTCGTTGGCGTGACCGCGTCTTTATTGACGAACTGTCCAAAGCTGAAGCTAACGGTAAAGCTGACACCACTCAAGGTGGTTACTACTTCCCCGCCAATAAGACTAAAGCCTCTAACGGCTCTATCACTTATACTTCTACTGAGTACACCGCTGATCTCCAACAGTTCCAGGTTCGTACTGACCTGTTGAACGTCGTCAAGGACCTACGTAAGCGTAACGTACCGACCTATTCCGATGGTCTGTATCGTTGCATTTGCGATCCTACCTTCATGATGCACCTGCGTCGTGATCCTGACTTCCGTGAGATTGCTCGTTACGCTGGTAATCCTGGTCAAGGCATGTACATGGGTAACCCCATGATGCCTAACAACGCCAGCTTCTTCCAGGGTCCTCAAGCCGGCCAAGGTTACTTCCTTGCTGGTGAACCTGTCATGCCTACTGGTGTGCAGTTTGAAGGCGTTAAGTTCTTCGAGTCGACGAACTTCCCGACCAAGAGCCTTAGTACTTCTTTCGACAATGGTTCCAACTTCTCCAGCCAAGAAGTTGCTCAAGGTTATTTCTTCGGCCCTCAAGCTATTGGCGTCGGTATCGGCGGTCCTAACGCTCAGGTGCTCATCAATAACAACGATGACTTCAGCCGCTTTATCATCTTGATCTGGCAACTGTACGCTGGTTTTGAAATCCTCAACAAGGATTTTGTTACCACTGCATTCAGCTACGTCTCTGATGACGGCAACATCTGATAATTATACCTAAACCTCAAATCTCATAGGAGAAATAAATGACCTACTTGTCTGCTAAAAAAATCTATCCAGGTAACTGGAGTAATGCGCTTAATGGTTGGTACAAAAACATCGACGTAACTGCCGATAGTACTAACGATTACTCCAAGGGTGGCCCCACTTCGGTGCTGGCAACCCCTGGTTATCGCTACTTCCAGCAACGTGGTTACGTTCCCGTGACCTGGGCTTCTGGTTCAGCTACTGCCAGTGGCACCTACATGAGTGTCATCGTTCCTTCCCCTTACCGGCAGGACGACACCCGTACTGACATCACTGGTATGGTGATCTCTGGCAGCACCGCCCAAGGCGCTTATGTGTATCGTACCGCTATTTCCGTAGCCTCTGGCTGGGGTGATGGTCGTGTTGCTTCTGGTGTGTATGCACCTAGCGGCCAGATCATTTCCTTTGGTCGTAACACTGGTACTGCAACTGCTGCTACCGGCGTCGCTGCTTCGGGTGTTGGCGAAAGCGTGGTACAAGCTAACATCCTTGCTGCACAAGGTGCTGCTAATGGTGCTGCTGGTATCTACTTCTCTGGTACTGTACAAGCCTTTGGTACTGACCCCATCCTCACCGCTACTGGTGCTGCTGGCGTTACCAATACCAACGTGTCTTTCAAGGCCACTGCTTCCACCCTTCTGGGTGTGTTTGCCAAGGGCGCCGTTAATGATACTTCAACTTCCGGTGGTATCTACATCTCTGATGCTGATGTCGCGGCTGGCCGTGCTGGCTACCTGGTTGTCGAAGTGTGCTACATCCGTCCTGATGACGCTCCCGGCTACGAGGATATTGACGCTTATCTCACCGGTCGCACTGTTAGCTGATTAGGTTACACTGGAACCAGATAACAAAACTTCTGGTTCCTATGCTTTACCAACATCGTAAAACCGGTGCTCGTGTCAAGATTGTAAGCGAATGGGATAATGGCGATTGGTTCATGGTCGAAGATCAGGACGGTCGCCTTTACACTGCTTACAAGACAGAACTTACACCTGATGAGACTGCAACCAAGAAGGTGCAAACTCTTCAGGTAAAAGATCGAGCTTCTCAAGAAGAACCTCGTAAGTTTCCTCCCGATACACGGTTAAACGTCAATGCTGCAACCGCCCAGATGATCGCTGATCACATCAAGGGTATTGGTCTCAAGACTGCCAGAGAGATTAAAGATCTCCAGATGTCCTTATCGGGGGAGAAATTCAACAGTCTTGACCA